GGAAACGATAGTGAAGATAATTTGGTCGCAAGTTGTTCCAGATGCAATTTATCGAAAGGCGGTCGGTTTTTTGTGAGCCAGCGGACACCACCGACCCCCCGTTCCTTTTCTAACCCACAAAACACCTCGATCAGCCACGATCAGACTGGATCAGATTGATCAACCTTGAAACGGGCGAGATAAGCGTAGATCAGGCTTATTCAGGATTAGGAGGTGTGCAGATACCTCGAATTCACTCTCCATTAAATGATTTGCCGTCAAAAGGTCATGAAATGATTGACTTTGCAAAGGAAGTCGGTATGCCGTTGATGCCTTGGCAAGAATTTGTGGCTATTCATGGTCATAAGATTAAGGAGGATGGCCGGTGGCACTCTCAGCTTAACAACCTTCTCCTAGCCAGACAGAATGGAAAGAGCACATTTATGCTTTTGCGTATTCTGACTGGCATGTATATCTGGGGAGAAAACTTGCAGCTGTCATCAGCTCATAGACTTACAACATCGCTTGAAACATTTAGGCAGATGGTTTCAATTATTGAAGGTAATGACAAACTAGCTGCTGAGGTAAAAAAGATTAGATGGCAACATGGTGCTGAGGAAATGGAACTCAAAGGTGGTCGAAGGTTTGTTGTAAAAGCAGCCAACAATGCATCTCGAGGAATTTCAGCCCCAGCCACCATTCATCTTGATGAGTTGCGTGAATACAAAGATGAAGATGCTTGGTCATCAATGCGATACACGATGATGGCATCTAAAAATCCACAAGTATGGACATATTCAAATGCTGGAGATCAACATTCAGTTATTCTTAATAAACTTAGGGAGCGTGGATTAGCAGCCTCCACAAACCCATCCGACACGATAGGTTGGTTTGAATGGAGTGCTGAACCAGATGCGCCAATATTGAATCCGTCAGATGGCGAAATCAACTGGCCAGCATTTGCTCAAGCCAACCCATCGCTGGGCATAACAATGCATCCAGATAATCTTAGAGCTGTAATAAATGATCCACCTGATATTGTAAAAACGGAAGTTTTGTGTTTGTGGGTAGATACAATCAATTCAGCAATCGATGCACAAAAATGGGGATTGTGTCAGATAGATGCAATTCCGCTAGATCCTGAACAACCTACTTGGCTTGGCTTAGATTTAAGTCCAGATAGAAAATTCGGTGCATTAGTAGCTGCTCAAAGATTATCAGGTGAGAGATTTTACATTCAATTGCTTCATACTTGGTCAAACGATTACAGCTTAAACGATTTAGCAGTCGCAAACGACATTGCGCCTTATGTTAGAAAATACAACACGCAAACTGTGGCTTATAGCAAAAGAACAAGCCAAGCAGTTGCGAGCCGTCTAAATTCTGCCGGAATCCAAGTTACTGATATGGATGGAGCAATATACGCGGAAAGTTGTGATCGATGGCTTGGAGCAATTAACTCACACAGGTTGCAGCATTCTGGACAAGAGGAATTGACCCAACAAACTTTATCAGCTGCTAAATTGCCATTTGGTGATGGATCTTGGATTATTGGAAGGAGGGCTAGTAGGGTCGCTGTGTGCGCAAGTGTGGCATCAGCATTAGTTACTTATTTTGCGACACAACCCGAAACAGAAACAGACATACAAATCGCTTAAATTTGACTTTATGGTATATTATACACTAATGGGATTATTCGATAGATTTTTGACAAATCAGACACCAACAATTCAAACAGATGTTGCTGCTGCCAATACGCCTTACAATTTACAGTCAGCTGTTGGCGGATTATTCTATGGAGCACAAACTGCAACGCGTGAGCAAGCAATGTCAGTTCCATCAGTTGCTAGAGCAAGAAATATAATTTGTTCGACAATTGGATCATTACCCTTAGAAACTTATAATCATTTTACAAAAGAACATCTAGATCCAAATAGAGTAATTATGCAACCAGATCCAAGAATTGCTGGTTCTGCTATTTATGCTTGGATCGCTGAGGATTTATTATTTCATGGCGTTGCTTATGGTCAAGTATTAGATGCTTATGCTGCATCAGATAATAGTCGAGTTCGTGCATGGACAAGAGTTGCACCTGATCGAGTTACTTACAATCTAAATGCAAATCAAACTGAAATTACTTCATACATGGTTGATGGAATGCATGTTCCAGCATCAGGTATTGGATCTTTAATTGTATTTAGTGGTTTAGATGAAGGTGTACTTAATCGCGCAGGTCGCACAATAAGAGCTGCTCAAGAATTAGAAAAGGCTGCGGAATTATACGCTAAAGAGCCAGTTCCAACAATGGTGTTAAAATCAAATGGAACAAATCTTGCTCCAGAGCGAATTACAAAACTTTTGGAAAGTTGGAAAGTTGCTAGAAACACAAGAGCAACTGCATTCTTAAATGCTGATGTCGAATTAACTGCATTAGGTTTTGATCCAGAAAAATTACAATTAAATCAGGCACGCCAATACCTCGCAACCGAAATTGCTAGAGCAGTTGGTATCCCGGCAAGTTTCTTGTCTGCTGAAACCACGAGCATGACATATAGCACGACTGTTATGGAAAGAAAAGCCCTTATTGATTTCAGTTTAAGAAATATCATTACGCCAATTGAACAAAGATTATCAGCTGCTGACTTTGTGCCAAATGGTGTTGAAGTTCGATTTGATATTGATGATTTCTTGCGTGGCTCAGCATTAGAGCGTGCGCAAGTTTATGAAATCCTAAACCGCATCGGTGCAATGAGCATCGAACAAATCCAAGAGGAGGAGGACTTAATCCGATGAAGATTAACTTCCCAGTAACACTAACCGCAGCCGATAGTCGCAAGCGCACAATCTCAGGAACAATTGTTACTTGGGGCGAGCGCGGCAACACTTCCGCTGGAGCAACTGTATTTCAAGAAGGTTCGATTGACTTTTCAAAGCCTGTTAAATTATTACTTGAACATGATCGCACTCGACCAATTGGCAAAATGATGGATATTACAGCTGACAAGAATGGCATTGAAGCAACATTTAAGATTGCCGGAACTATTGCAGGTGATGATAGTTTGCTAGAAGCAGCCGAAGGTTTAAGAGATGGATTTAGTGTTGGCGTAATGGTTGATGACTGGGAAAATAAAGATGGTGTTATGTCAATCAGCGCAGCCAAGTTAATTGAGGTTAGTTTAGTAACTGATCCAGCAATTGACAGCGCAAGAGTTGCAGATGTTGCAGCAACCGAAACACCAGCAGAGAATTCCGAAGCAACCGCTGAGGATACAACAACACAGGAGGACAAAGTGTCTGATATAACTTCAGATGCTCCTATCGCAACCGAAGCGGTAGAAGCTGCAAAGTCTGAGCCTGTGGCAGTAGTAGCAGCGCAGTCAGTTGCTTACACAAAGCCACGCTCACCAATCAATTCAAAAGCAACTTACTTGGAGCACTCAGTTCGTGCTGCATTAGGTTCAGAGGAAAGCCGTCAGTATGTAATGGCTGCCGACACAACCAGCAACAACTCTGGTTTAATTCCAACTCCACAATCAACTGAAATCATCAACGGCATTTCAAATGCTGATCGTGGTTTAATTGACGCACTATCTCGCGGAGTTCTACCAGCATCAGGAATGACTTTTGAAATTCCTAAAATTACAACTGCTCCAACAGTTACACAAGAAGCTGAAGGCGCAACAATTGATACAACCGATCAAGCATCATCATTTGTTCAGGTTGATGTTAAGAAATTTGCTGGCGGACAAACATTCTCAGTTGAACTTCTTGATCGTTCATCACCAGCATTCTTTGATGAGTTAGTTCGTCAAATGGAATATGCTTATGCAAAGACAACTGATGCTTATGTTGCAGGAGTTCTAGGATCATCTTGCGCACTAGCAACAGCTACACAAGACAACACAGCAGCAGGATTGCTTGGTTACACATCAGCAGCAGCAGCAAGTGTTTATTCTGGCTCACTTGGATTTGCTCGTAACTTAATTGTTAACAGCACACAATGGGGCAACATCATGGGCTACAACGACAGCGGTCGCCCAATCTACAATGCTTCACAACCTCAAAATGCAGGCGGAGCAGTTTCAGCTCAGAGCCTTCGTGGAAATGTTGCTGGCTTGGATCTTTATGTTTCTCGCTCACTTGATGGATACACAACTGGTGATCAGTCAATGATCGTAGTAAATCCAGATGCATTCACATGGTACGAAAGCCCACGCTTACAACTTCGTTCAGACATCACAGCAACTGGTCAAGTATCTGTTGCTTACTATGGCTACGGCGCATTAGCAGTTAAAATTGCTGGTGGCGCAGTTTGGTTCAACAAGAACTAAGTAAGCCCTTAATGCCTACTGGTGCTCCCGCTGGTAGGCAGCTAATAATGGGAGTCAAAGAGAGGAATTTATGCCAACAATTATCACCGCAACTCAGTTGCGATCCGTATTGGGTGTAAGTTCCTCTCTTTATGATGACACTTATCTAAATCAAATTATTGACACAGCAGAAACAGTTATTCTGCCAATGCTAGTTACATTCAAAGCACCAATCGAGAAGGTATCGTTGACAGATAATGTCGCTACTTTCACTACACTAGGAATACATGAAT